CGGTGCGACGGCGGCTTTCAGCGGCTTCACCTTAAAGGGCTTCGGATTTCCCTTGGACGCCGTCAGGGAGAACACCATGTCCCGTTCGATGTGGGACATATTGCTGATTCGGATTCCACCAACAGCCATCCCGGCCCACTTCACGTCAGGGTCGCGATACAGCGTCATAGACTTACCTACGTAGCCGGAAGAGTCCGCACCCCATGCGTTGACGAGAACACGGGCCATGGATTTGCACGGCTTGAAAGGCTTCCCGTTGTCGCCTTCGTAGTGAACCGAACAGGGTTGCTCGGTTCCAGGCGAAAGCACGACCTTCGTAACCTTGATCGTGATTGGTCCCGCCAGCAAGGAATCCGCGTTGAGTTGGTCGCTCTTCGGCTGGATAACGGCGCTCATATCGCCCATCAAATCATCTCCTGTTCAATCTTTCGCTCGGTCAACACCATGTCCACCGTAGCTTTTTCGTAGTCCGACACCGCCAGCGCGACCTTTTCCTCAAAGGCCGTCGAAGCGATGACAATCGCCTCATGCGTCTTCAGGTCAGGATAAACCCGCATGATCGGCATGTGCAGGCCACCGGAATAACTGACGAGGTCCAGCCAGTCCCACTCCGCGACCAGCAAACCTGTCTGGCACTGGATAAAGAAGTCAGTCGGGACAACCTTCTCGCGGTGCCATTCGACAATCGTCTGCACCTGATATTTCTGGCGGCGAGACTTGCACTCGATTCCGCCTTTCGTGCCGACAACGCAGCCGTCCGGCGAATAACCGATCGTGAACCCCCACTTGTCGTTGGTGATGAAACCGACCTCGCGCACCTCTTGACCGGTCTTTTCCTCATATTTCGCACGGGCCAGGATTTCGTCTTCCCAGCCGCGCAGCATGTCATCCCCGATATAGGACGGTTCGACGTACTTAGAGACCCGCTGCGCCGAGAGTTCCCAGACATGGGTGCGGGTCTTCTCGTTGTCAGCAATCTTGAGCGTCGGCGTAATGACGTGCTTCATCTCTGAAGCGGTCAGGATTCCGAGGCGGAGAGCGTGCCACTCGTCGGAACCTTGGATGATGTCTTCGTGGTAGGTGATGGTCATATAGTTACCTCGTAATATTTTTCCGGCTGCTCCAAAAACCGTTTCAGGTTTCCGCCCATGTGTGCTCGTGAACACCAAAATGACGCACCAAATTTCCCGCAAGAAAAAGGCGACCGGTGCAGGTAAATTTCTTTTACCGTTTCTTCCTTTCGCTTAAGGCGAATGCGATCTCCTCGCCTAATCCATCCCTTAGCTGTTTTTATTCCGGTTATCTGAAGGGGAGTTATATAAACTCGATCTCCGGGGACGCCGCTGTTGTAGTGTTTTTGCCCCTCAAATCTTTCGATCCAGAACCGCTCCCTTGCAGATAATTCGGAAAGATCGCTGACTTGCTCCCAGTGAATGAATTGGAAGGCTTTTGCCCCCAAGCGATCCCAGTCCGCTTGCAACCTTTTGGAGTGGTGTTTTCCCCTCATCAAAGATGAGCGATGCCCGCTAAGTCTGATTTCCATTCTGACCGACGAGCCGACATAGCATTTGCGCTCAACCCAATTGGCGATGAGGTAAATGCCTTGCGTAAACTTTGGCCGCTTCATCGATACCTCCTTGCGTTCTGCGTCACAGTAGGTGATACCAGCGGTCCGCGCAACAGGAGATTTCTATGACGTTCGCCGAGTGGATCGACCGCACAACCCCGTCAACACTACATAATGTGTGCGGGTACCGTGACGGTACCATCCGTATGTGGAAAACGCGCAATATCATACCGCGTGGCGTTTGGCCGGACCTGATGACTGCTGGTCTCGTCGGCCTCACTGACCTGATCGAAATGGAAAAGGTCTCCGGGGCGGCAAAATGACCGGCGGCCTGATCGAGGAATCCATCCTCACGGAGATCAAACAAAAAATCAGGCTGTCCGAATTTATCGGACGCACGGTTAAGCTTCAGCGGAGCGGGAAAGAGTACGTCGGCCTTTCTCCTTTCACAAAGGAAAAAACGCCGTCGTTCACCGTCAGCGACGAGAAGGGCTTTTATCACTGCTTCAGTAGCGGAAAGCATGGTGACGCTATCGACTTCCTCACCGAAACCGAAAACCTCACATTTACAGAGGCGGTTGACAGGCTGGCATCAGAGGCGGGCGTTTCCCTCGCGCCTAAACCAAAGGTCAAGCCGACCGTTGTGTGCCACTACGAATATCAGGACCGTGACGGGGAGCCTTACCTTCGCGTCACTCGCTATTCCGACAAGAGTTTCAAACAGTATCATTGGAACGGCCTAGACAGCTTTGAGCCGGGGAAGCCTTCCGGTTCGGTTGTTCCTTACCGCCTGCCTGAAATCCTGGCCAATGCGGACCAGACTATCCATCTGGTTGAGGGGGAAAAATCAGCCGACTACCTCCGATCCAAGGGTCTTCTGGCGACGACCGCTCCAGGCGGCGGAACAAACTTTCCCGTCTCAGGGGACTTTGGCGTCTGGTTCGACGGGCAGAAAGTTCGCGCCTACCCGGACAATGACCCGACAGGCCGTAAATGGGCCGAACGCGTTGCCAGGACGATTCCTCACGCAGAAATAATCTGGCTCCCGGATCAACCCGAAAAAGCCGGTGCCGACGACTGGCTAGCGCGTGACGGCAGGACGATTGACGACCTGATCAACGCCGCGTCGCATAACTCCGACGAAACCGGAGTTATGGAGCCCGTCTCTACCGCCGTTCACGCCACGCCTTTTCAGTGGGTCGATCCACTTAACATCGCCCCCCGCGCGTGGCTGTACGGTGACCACCTAATCCGCCGTTTCGTGTCAGTCACCGTTTCGCCTGGCGGCATCGGTAAGTCATCTCTGGTGATGATGGAGGCGCTGTGCATGGCGTCTGGTCAATCCCTCCTCAAGGATGACAAAGTCCGCGTCCCTGAGCCTCTCCGTGTTTGGTACTGGAACGGGGAGGACCCACAGGATGAAACCCAACGTCGCGTCATCGCAGCCGCCATGCACCACGGACTGACGCCGGATCACGTCGGCGGACGGCTCTTCACCGACACCGGACGCGAACAAACCATCACCCTAGGTCAGATCGTGCGTGGCGAAATCACCTTGGATGAAACCCTCTTCGATGATTTGGAAGCGGAAATCATCGCCCGCAGGATCGACGTTTTCATTCTCGACCCATTCGTGTCTGCACACCGTATGGGCGAAAACGATAACAACGCCATTGACGCGGTCATCAAGCGTCTCGGGAAGCTGGCTGAGCGAGCCAACTGCGCCGTGGAGATCGTCCACCACGTCAGAAAGCCGTCTGGAGGAAACAAGGACCAGACAGACGTTAACGACGCCCGTGGCGCATCTGCTCTTATCGGGGGCGTTAGATCGGCCCGCGTGCTTAATGTAATGCCAGAGGACATCGCCAAGGAAATCGACGGCATGGCCCTTGAGGACCGCTTCTCATACTTCTCAGTCACCAGCGGCAAGGCAAACATGACCCGCCGGTCAGGCGAAGGGAAATGGCGTCAGCTTGTGGACGTGGACCTCAAGAACGGCCCGCCAGGAGAGTCCGACCGTGTCGGGGTCGTCGCTCACTACAAGCTTCCCGAGAAAGCCGCTGTCCTCGACGCACTGCCCCACAACGCGGTGATGATCGCTCAGCGGGCTGCATACGATAATCCTGCCCTCACCAGATACGACACGCAGTCTCCGGATTGGTTCGGGCATCTGGTTGGGCGTCTGATGGGCATAGATTCTGTGGATGAAAAGGGAAAAAATACGCTCAAGATTGCTATCAATACGTGGGTCAAGAGTGGCGCACTCGTTATCGAGATCAGGCCCGATCACCAAAGAAAACAGCGCCAACATGTCGCCTGCCCTCTCTCTGAAACCCCGCTGTCATCTACTCCTGACGACGATGACAACACGCCGTTCTGATGTGCGCCACCCTGTGTTTTAAGGTGGCGCAAAGGTGGCGCAAAACCACCTCAGTCAGGACCGGCGGTGGGGGCTTGACTTTTGGTTGCGCCACCTGTACCCCGCTAGGCGGAGCCGTCGTCGGGGTAAATCAGGGTGGCGCAAGCCTAAAGTCTGGCGCTCCACCTAAGCCGACGAAGTGGCGCAGACTTCTACATTATCGGACTTGCCAACCCCTCCCCTTCCGTGGATAATCCTGCGCTATGAGCATCCTGATCCTCGCCTTCATCGTCCTGATCGTGGCCGCCCTCGTGTGCTGGCTGATCCAGTCCGCCCCGATGATCTCGCCCAACTTCAAGTGGGTGCTTCAGGCCATCGCGATCCTGATCGCCGTGCTGGTGATCCTCAATCGTGCGGGGCTTGCTTCGCTGTGACGGAAGCCGAACTGGCGACCGACGTTCCAGAAGCCGACAAGGTCATGGAAATCCTCGCCCTGATCGAGTCGGGCGAAAGCGAACGCGGATCGTGTGAGAAGGTCGGAATGAACCGGATGACATTCCGGTCACGCGCTCTGAAGCTCGGCGCGGCTAACCAATACGCGGAAGCCACCAGCGCTCTTGCCCGGTTCCAGGTCGAACAGCTTGAGCAGGTGATTGAAAAGGCAGAGCGCGGTGAGCTTGATCACCAGACCGCGCGCTTAGTCATGGACGCGCGCAAGTGGATGGCGTCGAAACTGTTCCCGAAACAGTGGGGCGACAAGATCGCCCACGTCGGTGGCGGCCCTGACGACTCGCCTATCAAGACCGAAACCATCCTGGGCGTCGATCCCTCGCAGTTCAGCGCCGAGTTCCTTCAGGAGCTTGCGGCGAAGAAGGTCGAGTAGGGAACCCGATCCAGCCCAACCCGTTCACGACCTAACGCCATCGGAGCCAACGCCATGACTGATCCCAAAGAACCCACCGTCGAGGAAGCTCGCGAGATCGTGGAGAAGTCCGATCAAGCCCTGAACCCCAAGGGTCTGCGCGAGGAAACCAACCAGGCTTCGGGGATCGTTATGAAGGCGAACAAGGTCGATCCGTCCGTGCTGACCTACGACCCTTCTGACGTCGAGTACGACGAAGAAGCGCGCAAGGCGGCTGAGAAGGCCCGGAAAGAAGAAGCGAAGAAGTAGTTCGCTAACGGGATGGGTGGCGCAGGATGGTGCGCCTGGACAGGTCAGCGCCTAACTGTTGACCCCTAAGCTACATGAGGCCCGTCACTTGAGTGTGGCGGGTCTTTTGCTTGTCATGCGGAGGTCCGTGTGTTAAATCATACATATGGAAGAACGAAAAGGCGCAGATGGCCGCAAGCTTAGGGCCTTGCTTGATAGGTCTGGTCAGAGATTCGGAAGGCTTACTGTAGTTCGTCTGGTGGAGAGGGATTTCTCCCCAGCCCACAGACATATGTGGCTTACGAGGTGCGATTGCGGGAATGAAAAAGTCGCGAGCGCTCCCGTGCTAATGCAGGGGCACACAAGAAGTTGTGGTTGTTTGGCGCGAGATACGCTCGTCGCCAGAAACACAAAGCACGGCATGTGTAAAGCGCAGCGTAGAACGTACCGCTCATGGAAAGACATGAGGATGCGCTGCAACAATCCCAACGACAGCGATTATAAGGATTACGGCGGTCGGGGTATTCAGGTGTGTGATCGCTGGAACGACTTCGCTGCGTTCTTCGAGGATATGGGTGAACGTCTTCCCGGCCTGACAATCGACCGCATCGACACGAACGGGAACTACGAGCCGGGTAACTGTCGTTGGACGGACGGCGTCACCCAGGCTAACAACAAGCGCTCAAACCGCATGATTGAATATCGCGGCATGGAGATGACGCTGGAGCAACTATCCCGCCTCACCGGCGTCGGTAGGGGAACGATTGTGTACCGGCTAAAAATCGGTCAGCCAATTGAGGTCGCGACGAACCCGACGATTGATTTGCGCCAATGCAAATAACCCTGTCCGAGATCGTTTCTGCAAAGATCGAGCTTTTTAAGCGCGGCCTGTCGCCCCTCGGTCCTACTGAAATTCCACCAAAGCTTATTCCTGTGTTCGAGGGGCAGGCGGACATCAGATTTGGCGTAGGCGGGAGGGGCGGCGGTAAGAGCTGGGCTTTCACGAAACAGCTTGCGACACGCGGGGCGATCTACGACAGTCTCGGTATGTCTGGCGTGATGCTGTGCATACGAGAGTTTATGAACAGCCTGGATGATTCCAGTCTTCAGGACTTGAAGAACGCAATCCTTGGCGATCCTTGGCTTTCGTCCGTCTATGACGTGGGTGAGCGGTACATCAAGACGCGTTCTGGCAGAATCAAATTCATCTTCGCCGGTACGTCTGTCAATCTGAGCAGCATCAAATCGAAATCCAAAATCCTGATCTGTTTCGCTGAAGAAGCGGAATATATCCAAGGCGACGCCTGGGAAAAATTGATCCCGACCATTCGTGAGGAGGGCTCGGAGCTTTGGCTGATTTATAACGCCGAAACGGATCGTGCATGGGTCCACAAGAATGTTAGGCTGATTTGGGAGTCTGGCGCTGACCCCCTAATCAAAGGTGCGTTCATCAACTGGGACTCTAACCCGTGGTTCACAACGAAGATGAACCGTGACAGGCTCCGCGCTCTCGAAAACGACCCTGACAACTACGACCACATCTGGGAAGGCGCGTTCAAGACCGTGTTCAAAGGATCGTACTACACCCGCGACCTGACCAAGGCTCGCGTTGATGGACGGATCACGGAGGTCCCGCACGATCCGCTGATGACGTACCGGGCTTACTGGGACATCGGCGGCACAGGAGCCAAGGCCGATGCGTGCACGATCTGGATCGCCCAGTTCGTGGGCCAGAAGATCAACGCGCTGGACTATTACGAGGCTGTGGGTCAACCGCTCGCCACACACGTCAACTGGCTGCGCACGAACGGCTATGAGAACGCACTGTGCATTCTGCCGCACGATGGCGTTAAGCACGATGCGGTCTATACCGTCACCTACGAATCAGCCCTGACAGATGCGGGGTTCAAGGTCGAGGTCGTGCCGAACCAGGGGACGGGCGCGGCGAACATGCGTATTGAGGCGACGCGACGTATCTTCAACAAGGTCTGGTTCAACGACAAGCCGACAGAGCAGGGCCGCAAGACACTGGCCGCGTATCGTGAAAACTGGAACGAGGATCGCGGCGTTGGTCTGGGGCCTCTGCACGATTGGGCCTCAAACGGGGCAGACAGTTTCGGCCTGATGGCTGTGCACTACGAGGAGCCGACGTTGACCACGCAGCGTAAGTCTGCCGGTCGCGCACGGTCATGGATGGGCTAACGCACTAGCGCGCAATAATCGTGCGTGATATAGGCTGACAAACGGAGATTTTCGCATGAGTGTTGTCGGTCGTTCCCTTGCGGACCCTCGCCCCCTTGAAACCGCTCAACCTACGCTGAACGTGGGGTCAATTAACCCTACGACCGGCGTTATCTCGCCGCCTATCGGCACGTCCACCAACCCCACATCGACCCAGCCGACCGCGTCATCCGCCTCTACTGCCGCTGTGGGCTCCAGCCAATCCACGGTCGCTGAGGGATCGCGGATCATCAAAGCCAGTGCAGGGAACTTGTACGGGATCAACGCCACCTCCGGCGCTTCGGCGGGTTATCTGCTGGTGTACGATTCGGCCACCGTTCCTGCCGATGGTGCGACGACCCCGAAGAAAACCTACGTCATGGCGGCGAACTCCACGATTGCCTTCGACTTTGACATGCCGATTCGCTGTAACTCCGGTATCGTTCTGGTCTTCTCCACCACAGGGCCGTTTCTGAAAACCATCAGCGCTACCGCCTTCCTTGCTGCGGACTTTGCGTAATGGGTGGGTTCTACTCGGGGAACATCCCGGCTCCCGCAACCGCAGCGCCTCCCGCCGTTGCTGATGGCAGTGTCGAGGGCGCGCTGCCGCGTTACGCCCGTGAGGACCACACGCACGCAGGTAAGGCTCGCAAACAGATCAGGACGCAAGGGTCAGCCGCCGCGACCTATACGTGGGTTTATCCTACCCCGTTCGATGCGGGCGTCATCCCCATAGTTTCCGCCATCGTCCAGGTGTCCAGTGGGACGACCGACCTTTTCAACGTCCAGATCATGGGCGTTCCAACCAATACGCAGTGCACGTTCCAGATCAACCGCGTCTCTGCTGGCCTTCTGGCGCTTCTGCTGGGGGCGCTGTCCCTTAACTCGACGCCGGTTATCAGTACGCTTCATATGATCGCGCTGGAGCCTTGATGGCCGAAGACCGCAAAGAATACGCAGACGGCGACCCGATCCACACGGAGGCGATGGAGCGGTTCGACCTGTGTGAGGATGTCGATTCCGAAAACCGCATCAACCAGATCGACGACATCAAGTTCGTCAAACTTCTGGAGCAATGGCCGGAGAATGTCCGCCAGCAGCGTGAGCAGGAAGGCCGACCCTGCCTGACGGTCGATCAGCTTGGCTCCGTCGTTCGTCAGGTTGTCAATGACAGCCGCCTGAACAAGCCCCAGATCAAGGTCAAGCCGGTTGACAGTAAGGCTGATCCTAAGACGGCTGAAATCCTTGCGGGCCTGATCCGCAACATCGAATACTCGTCAAACTCGGATGTGGCGTACGATACCGCCATTGACTACGCCGTAACCTCGGGTCGCGGCTATTTCCGTATCAACGCCGAATACGCGACGGACGACACGTTCGACCAGGATTTGGTGATTGAGCCGATTGCCGATCCGCTTTCGGTCTATCCCGACCCGTTTTCGACCGACGCCACGTCCGCCGACTGGAACTTTTGCTTCGTGGTCGACTCGATCAGCGAGGACGATTACGAGAAGAAGTATCGCGGCAAGGACGTTGTAAGTTGGGACGCGCTGTCCACGCTTGGCAATAGCTGGTTTGGCGATGAGCGCGCCGTTATCGCTGAGTACTGGAAGCGCGAGGAAATCGAGTCGTGGGCGGTGCTGCTGTCCACGAACGAAACCGTTAAGGTCGAAAAGAAGCCCGCTGACGGCGAAGTCTATGAAGAGGGGCTTCCGGCCCTCGACCCCGTTACGGGTCAGCCTGTCATCGGCCCTGATGGGCCTGTGTGGATGCAGGAACCAGTTACGGTCGTCGCCACACGCCCTATCCGTTCGTTCAAGGTCACGCAGTACATTCTCTCGGGCAAGGAAATTCTTGAGACCGTCGAATGGCCGGGGACGCTGATCCCGATCATTCCGGTGTACGGGCAGGACTTCGTTGTTGAGGGCCGCCGCCATTTCTCGTCCCTGATCCGCCCTGCCAAGGACGCGCAGCGGATGAAGAACTATTGGCGTTCGACCACGACGGAACTGGTTGCGCTCGCGCCGAAAGCCCCGTGGGTGGGGCCTGAGAAGGCGTTTAACGGTGCAGACGCGGACAAGTGGGCGACCGCGAACAGCGAGAATCACGCGTTCCTGTCGTATCCCGATAACGTCTCTGCACGACCCGAGCGTCAGGCGTTCTCCGGCGTCCCTGCCGGTGCGCTACAAGAGGCCCTGAACGCCAGCGACGACATCAAGTCGATCACGGGTATCTACGACGCCTCTCTGGGCGCGCGGTCGAACGAGACCAGCGGCGTCGCCATCAACGCACGCCAGCGCGAAGGCGATGTCTCGACGTTCCACTACATCGACAACCTGGCTCGCGGGATCAAACACGCGGGGCGCATCCTGATTGACCTGATCCCGCACTACTATTCGTCGGAGCGGGTAATCCGGGTTCTCGACCCTGAGGGTGAGGCGCAGTCCGTTCAGATTGGCTCGCCCGAACAGGCGCAACAGGCCCAAGCCGCCGAACAGCAGCAGGAAGCCGAGATCAACCGCATCTACGCTCTTGGCGTCGGAAAGTACGACGTCGCTGTGGATACTGGCCCGTCCTTCACCACGCAGCGCGAGGAGTTCAACGCCTTCGTCACCGAACTCATCCGCGCCCTGCCGCAATATGCCGACATCTTCGGGCCGTTCGCGCTCAAGAGTTTCGATGCCCCCGGCGTAGACAAGCTGATCAAGGAAGTCGAGCGTCGCCAGCAGTTGGCCGAACAGAATGCGGGACAGCCGACGCCTGAGCAGCAGGAGAAGCAGGCCGAGATGCAGCTTAAGGCGCAGGAAGGCCAGTTGAAAGCTCAGGAGGCGCAGGAGAATGCGGCGCTGGAGCGCGAGAAACTACAGGTCGAGATGTATCGCGCCGAAACGGAGCGCCTGACCGCCGTACAGAATGCCATGCAGCCAAGGGATGCCCCAAGGACGTATGCATAGCCTTGCGCAGGGGCTTTATCTTGCGTCCTTTTTAGGATAATTAGAACAAATGAGCGATCCCACGACCAACCCGGTGGAATTCGTCGATGACGAGCCCACGGGAGTCGAAACCGATCAGGATCAGAACGGTGTCGATGACCAAGCCGACGAAGACGGGCTAGACCCGGACGAAGACGGAAGTCCTAGCGACGAAGACGACGCGGAAGAATACGAGGAAGTTGAACGAGGCGACAAGCGGTACAAGGTCCCCAAGGCCCTGAAGGACGACCTTCTTCGTCAGGAGGACTACACCCGCAAGACCCAGATTCACGCCGAAGAGGTCAAACGCTTTCAAGAGAAAGCCGCCGCCTTTGAAGCCGCTTCCGAAGAGAGTTTGAAGGCTGCGGTCGAGGCCAAGGCCATCAAGGGGCGACTGGACGACATCCACGCACTGACTGACCAGGATTGGCAGGAATTGCGCCGGATCGACCCTGTCGCCTATGACAAGCTCTTCCGTGAACTTACGACCCTCCCGCAGAAGCTTTCCGAAGCTGAAGCACTCTCGAAAGCAAAGCGAGACGAGGTCATCAGTGCGCAGTCTGAAGCCCAGACCAAGCTCATTGAACAAGGCCAGGCGATCCTAGCGCGAGATATTCCCGGATGGGGTCCTGAACTTGGGGCCAAGCTGGTTGAGTTTGTGAAGACGGACTTCGGAATCGATGAGCTGCGCCACGGCGCAGCGTTCATGGACCCGGCAATCGTCAAGCTCGCCCACGCAGCCTACAAGGCCAAGGAAGCCAGTCGGAAAAATCAGACCCAGCAACGCGCCGAAGCGATCAAGAAAGCCCCCGTCCCGAACACAGTTCGCGGTGGTGGCGCTCCGAAGACCGGAGTCCATGACGGGCTCTCGACTGAAGAGTTCGCACGTCGGCGTAATCAACAACTCGCTGCAAAAGGAAAACGCTAGTGGCGAATACCCTACTCACCCCGACGACCATCACGAAGGAAGCCCTGCGCATCCTTCACAACGAATCCACGTTCCTCGGGAACGTCAACAAGTCCTACAACGGTCGATTCGCCAAGTCGGGCGCGAAGATCGGTGAGACCCTGAACATCCGCAAGCCCAACCAGTTCACGATCCGTCGTGGCCGGGTCGCCCAGGTTCAGGATGTCAACGAAGAGACCATCCCCCTGACGATCCAGCAGCCTATTGGCGTGGACATGAAGTTCGACTCGCGCGAACTGACCCTCACGCTGGATGACTTCTCGGAACGCTACATCCGGCCCGCCGTCTCGCGTCTGACGGCTGCGCTGGAAACCGACATGCTCGCCTATGTTCTGCCGCGCGTTCCTAACGCGGTGGTCAACGCTGGCGGTCTTGCCCTGTCGGACGCCCTGAACGCCCGCGCGATCCTGTCGAACCACCTTGCTCCCTCGACGGATCGTTTCGCTCTGGTCAACACGCAGCAGAACGTGGATGTCGTCAACGGCACCTCGACTCTGTTCAACAACCAGACCGAAATCGGACGTCAGTACAAGGAAGGCTATATGGGCCGTGCGGCTGGCTTCGACTGGTTCGAATCCACCACCGCTCCCCGCTTCTTTGCTGGCGCTGGCACTGGCTATCTGGTCAACGGTGCGAACCAGTCGTCTCCGACTCCGCTGGTTCCCGGCGCGTCGCAAACCCTGATCGTGGACACCGGCACCGGCCAAATCGCGGCCGGTTCCGTCTTCACCATGACCGGCGTTTTCGAGGTCAACCCGGAAACCAAGGCCTCCAACGGCAAGCTGCGTCAGTTCGTTGTTCTCTCGACCAACGCAACCAACGCTACCCAGATCACGATTGCTCCGGCCATCGTCACCTCTGGTGCGAAGCAGAACGTCACGGCGGCCCCGGCTGACAACGCGCCGATCAACATCCTCTCGACCGCTTCCAGCAACTACGACCAAGGCCTGTTCTTCCAGAAGGACGCCTTCACCCTGGTTACGGTTGATCTGGAAATGCCGAACGGTGTTGACTGGAAGGCCCGTGAGACCATGGACGGTGTTTCGATGCGCCTCGTGCGTGACTGGGACATCATCAACGATGAATGGGTTACCCGTCTGGATATTCTGCCGGGTTATGCCGTTCTGTACGAAGACTGGGCCGTCAAGGCTCTGTCGCGTCCTCAAGTCTAAGGAGTGATTGAAGATGTCTATCCACCAACTGTCTGACAAAGGTCCTGACGGATCGAGCCTTGGGCAAGCCCCTGACGACAAGATCAGCTTCTATGGTGCTGTTCCGGTCGTCCAGAACGTTCTCGCAACCGGCGCGACTACTGCGCAGATTGTCGCTGAATTGGCCCGCCTCGGCCTGACTCGTCTGACCTGATGAAAGGAGGGGCGGCTGTAATGGTCGCCCCTTACCTCTATGATGAATGATTTCGATGCATGGATGTGGAGGGGCGACGAGATGCGCCTATTTCGTGCTGGAGAAGAGATTCCTAACGACTGGTACGACGCGCCAGACAAGTTTAACGGCGCTGACCCGCTGAAGCTGGACCTTGATGGCGATGGCCGCGCTGGAGGCTCGTTGCCTCGCGCTGAAGCTGCCGTCATCTTCGAGCCCGTTTCTACCGAAGAAACCACCATCATCAAGCGCGGCCCCGGTCGTCCTCGTAAGGTGCAGCCATGAGCTTCGAAACCTACCAGGCGCTGCAAAACGAAATCCGGTCGTTCCTGTGGGATCGCGAGGACATCGCCGCAAAAATCCCGTCGTTCATCTCCCTCGCAGAAGCGGAGATGCGCCGCCTGATCCGCACGCGAGAATCTACGGCCATGCGTCCATTCTCGCTGGGCGGCGAGATCGCATCCATCCCGTGCGGGGCCGGTACGATCAAGGCCGTTCGCATCAATAGCGGCTCAAGCACAAAAGACCTCGATTATATCCCACCTGAGGAATATTCGTCCCTCTCGCACGATCTTTCGGGGTCTCCTCGTTTTTACACCATCCAGAACGAGCAACTTTATTTTCATCCCGCCGGTCCTTCCCAAGGCGAGATCGTATTCGTCGAAGCGTTTGAACCTCTCTCTAATGTCTGTCGTTCGAACTGGCTGCTGAAGAAGCACCCGGATGTTTATCTGTGCGGCGCGCTGAAGTGGGGGAAGGCGTGGCTGATTGATAGCGATTGGGACTGGTCGGGACCGTTTTACGCAGCCATCGAGGCCGCCAACGCCGATAACCCGCGCGTCCAGACCAATACGTCTCTACGTGCCGACGAAGTGACGCGCATGAGCCGAAATGCGGGCGGGTACAACATTCTAACGGATGGCGGTGGCGGTTACGGCTACATTGAGCCTCCGACGCGCAACGTCCCTGTTGAAAATTCTTCCAACATGGCCGCCGACTTCCTCGACCTGTATGAATCGGTGATCAACTGATGGCGACCAATGACCAGATCGTAGGAAGCTTCAACGAGACCGTCGTAAGGATCGCGCAGGACATCAACCTGCGTGCGGCTCCTGGTGGCCTTACGGGCCAATTTCTGACCAAGGCCTCGGGCACAGACTACGATTTTGTTTGGGCGACCGGAGGGGGTGGCGGGGGAGGCGGCGGCGATGTTTACGGCCCCGCCACGAACACCGCCGATTACCTTCCTCAGTGGAATGGCGCGAACAGCAAAACCCTCAAGAACGGGCGCGCGATTGGCGTGGCCAGTGCGACCGATATCCCGGATCGCGCGGCTGCGGACACGCGTTATCAGCCAGTGGGTTCGTACGCCCCGCTGGCCTCTCCCGCGTTCACAGGCACACCGGCGGCTCCTACGGCTACGGCTGGGACCAGCACGACCCAACTGGCGACGACGGCGTTCGTAACGACGGCCTTGGCCCTGAAGGCCAACCTTGCCTCCCCTACCTTCACGGGGACGGTGGGCGGCATCACGGCGGCCATGGTCGGGCTTGGCAACGTCACGAATACGTCTGACGCCAACAAGCCTGTCAGCACAGCGCAACAGACAGCGCTGGACCTCAAGGCCAACATTCTCGACACTTACAATCTCCAGACCGGGACGACCTACACGCTGCAAGCGTCGGACGCCGGGAAGATCGTTGATCTGGCGAACGCCTCAGCCATCACGGTGACGATCCCGAACAGCCTCGCGGTCGGATTCAACTGCATCATCGCCCAATCTGGGGCCGGTCAGGTCACCGTCGCTGCGGGTTCTGGCGCAACCCTGACGGCATGGCCTTCGGGGGCGGTGAAGACGGCGGGCCAGTGGGCCAAGGCTGACGTGTCGGTGCGCACGAACGCGGGAGGCACCGCTGCCGCTGCTGTCATGGGCGGCGGGGTGGTATGAGCCGCCTGACGCGTCGTATTGCCATGCTGCCTGTCGCTACGGGCGGGCCGCCTGCGTACGACGCGGATGCGGCGGCTTACTTTGCCGCCATGACTGTTCAGCCAGACGCGACACGCAAGGGGCTGATTAACGATCTGATCGTGGGAGCAAAGGCGGACGGCGTGTGGTCGCCTCTGGACTGGCTGCTGCTAGCAGGGCACGACGCACAGGCCGCTCTCGTCAACGCGAGACAACCGGCCAAGATCGCCACGGTTTCCGGGGCACTGACCTGGACTACGGATCGGGGCTATCAGGGCGATGGATCGACGGGCTTTATCGACATAGGCGAAGTCTATAACGCCGCCGGTAATACCTATGCGCAGAACAGCGCCACGGTGGGGGTCTGGTGCAATCTGGAAGGAGGCGCAGCGGGCATCATTCCGCACTGTGGTAACACCGGCGCTGATCGGAATGCGATCCGTCCTCGCAATACAACGGGCAACGAGAGCTTCAATATCTGCGACAGCACGGGCAGTGTGTTTATGACAAATGTCGGCAGCAGGACAGGCCATAGAACGGGCACCAGGCAGGGCGCGACCGATAAGCGCGGGTACTTCAATGGTGGTTTGGTAGCGACTCTCGCCATTTCCTCGACGGCGGTTTCCGCCACCAACGGAACGGTCTTCAGGGCCTCTACCCTCTACACCGCCGACCGGTTGCCAGCCTTCTATTCTGGCGAGGGAATGACTGGTACACAGGTCGCTGCATGGCACGCGCGCCTGAATACCTTCCTGACTGCAATCGGAGCGAACTGATGAAATACGCCGCCGTGCTCATCCTGATGTTCCAGTTCGTGGGTATTTGCTGGCTGAGCGATCTGCTGTTCGGTGCGTATCGTGAAGGGCCGAAAGCGCGTATTGTCGGCCTGTTCCCGCGCCTTCTCAACGGAAGAATCTAATGGCCGTTACGCCAACCATCCAGAACGTCAAACCTGTTGTTGGTGCGTCTGCCGACGTTTGGGGCGGGATCATCAATGACCGCATTGGCGAGACCTACACCGACATCAACGCGCTCGCTGCCATGACGAACGCGAACGAGACCGCTGTGACCGGCGCAGTTCTCAAGAGCGGATCGACATCGACTGGAGATCAGGTTCTTGCTGATGTCGCCGCCGGGTCGCAATTCTCTGCGGGGTTCCGTGGCGTTCCTGTCGTGTCCATTGACGCAGATCGCACGTTTCTGAATACCGATTCCGCCAAGATGATCCGTCTGACGGGCTCCACGGCCCGCACATGGACGATCCCACCGAACGTGTTTCAGGTCGGCACGGCTATTCCTCTGCGTTCGTACAGTACTGGCGTGCTTACGATTGCGCGAGGCGTTGGCGTTACTCTAACGACGCCAGGAAGCAATACGAACAGCAACAAGACATTGGCGAATTTTGGTTTCGCTTCCCTTATCCAGGAAGAAGCCAATGTCTGGATTTTGTCCGGTGTTGGCGTGTCGTGACCGGCGTAATCGCAGCAATAGCGGCCCAAGGCGCGGTTGTTTTTGCGACACCAAGTGTTTTGATGGCTACGGGGTCAGTCAGCCAGATAACCTCTGGCACGACTACCGTTACCCCCTCCGGGCAAACCTATTCGTGGTCTTACGTATCTGGAGATGCTTCCATTTTCGCGCTTTCTCCGTCTTCTCAATCGACGGCTTTTCGCGCTAATGGCGTGCCTGCCTCAACAACCCTTTCCGCCGTATGGCAATGCGCCGTTCCGGGTTATGGCGTGGCTTTTGTGGAAATAGAACTGACGCGCACCTGATGCCTTATATCTCAGTCAAGCTAGCGCCCGGATTTTACTCTCTCGGAACTGATTACAGTTCCAAGGGCCGATACCGCACGGGCGATCTGGTGCGGTGGTATCAGGGCGTGTCGCAGCCGATCGGAGGTTGGCGCGCAAGGTCGGCGGACGAGGCGGAAGGCATCCCGCGCGCTGCGCTGACGTGGGGCGATAACGCGGGGCAGGCGTGGATCGGAATCGGCACGCACGATCACCTGTACGCCATGACGCGTTCTGGGGATTTGCACGATATTACCCCGAGTGGATTTGTTTCAGGGCAAGAAACCGCTCAATCTGGCGGTGGATACGGTACATCAGTCTATGGCATGGGGATTTACGGAACGCCCCTGCCAGACGACACGAACGTCATCCCGGCTTCTTCGTGGTCGCTCGATACGTTCGGTGAAAACCTTGTCGCCGTTATGGACAGCGATAACAAGCTGTACGAATGGACGCTGGACCCCACGATTATCGCTGCGCCTATCTCTGGCGCTCCTGACGCCTATGCGCTGGTAACGACGCAGGAAGGCATCCTGATGGCGCTGGGGGCCGATGATGGGGCTGTTCTTAACCCTCGATATATCAAGTGGTCTGGGCTTCAGAACAACACGGACTGGACCCCTACGGCAACAAACCTTAGTCGGGACCAACTGCTTCAGACGCAAGGCCGGATCATGCTCGGCAAGCGCGTTTCTGACGGCGTGCTGATCCTGACGGACGAAGGGGCGTTTAGGGCTTCGTTCGTTGGCCCGCCGTTCGTTTACACGTTCGCCCGTGTCGGGTCGGGCTGCGGGGCCGTGTCGCGTCAGGCCTGCGCCGTCACGCAGTCTGCGGCCTATTGGATGGGTCGGAACGGTTTCTTCCAGTACAACGGCTACGTCACGCCTCTGGCCTGTGACGTTCAGGACTTCGTTTTCTCGGACATCAACGACAGCCAGTTGTCCAAGGTTTGCACGGTCCTGAACCCCGATTTCAACGAGGTGTGGTTCCTGTATCCCTCCGGCTCATCGCTGGAAGTGGATAGCTACGTCGCACTCAACTACATGGAATCGATCTGGTATACCGGCAAACTGGACCGGACGTGCGGAACTGGATCGAACGGCGTCCTCCAATATCCTATCATGGTCAGTTCTGACGGCCTCGTTTTTGACCACGAGGTTGCGAACTCCCGTGATGATCGTTCGCCCACGATGCGCACAGGTCCGCTTGAGATTGGTTCGGGCGATAATGTGATTCTGCTAAAGCGGTTTATCCCGGATGAGCGCACCGCCGGTTCGGTTGCCGTGAGTTTCTACGCGCGTCAATGGCCGAACGGTCCACAGACAATGTATGGACCCTACGACGCGACTTCGCCTGCCGATCTGAGAATTACGGCGCGCCAGCTTGAGGTTGAGTACGTGGGCGATCCCAACATTGACTTCCGCGTGGGAGATTTCAGGTTTGAAGTTCAGCCTGGAGGCAAGCGTTGACCATCGCCCCTATCCAGCCAGCGCCACAGTATGACGCGAACAATGAGGCCCAGTTCCGCACGCAGGTCCGTCAGACGGACGCAGGCAACATCAAGAAGGATGAGGCCGCGCCTTATATCACCATGCTGAACGACGACGGCGCTCCGTGGCGCGTGTACCTGATCGGCGGCGTCCTGACGCCACAGGTCATCCCATGAAGTGGCAGGACCACATCGCCCGCGCTTTGGCCTATCAGGCGACGCACTCGATTGAGGACGTGGAGCGCATGGTTGCTGACGATGATGCGCAACTGTGGCTGGGGCAGAAATCCGCCGCCGTGACGGAGATTGTTCAGTTTCCAAGGGTCAAGGTTCTGCACCTATGGTTGTGTGGCGGCGACCTGAAAGAGATAACCGAAGTGATGCTGCCGAAGGCTGAAGCCTACGCGCGCTCAATCGGTTGCGGACGGCTAACAACGGGTGGTAGGATTGGTTGGGATAGGGTAATGAACAAGCACGGTTTCACCCCGATTGCGTCGGTCTGCGCCAAGGAATTGCACTGATGGGTTTGTCATTCGGGGGTAACAAGCAGAAAACGTCTCAGCAGGAGACGCAGAACACGACTCAGACGTTCACGCCGAACGTTGAATATCTGAGCATGGTGCAAGGCGGCCTCAACAAGTCGCTGGGGCTGATCGGCGGCTACGACAAGACCAGCGGCGCGGATGTCGCAAACTACCTGAACCCGTATCAGGACACGATCAGCGCAGGCATTCGCCGCTCTGGTCAAATCGCCGGTAACGCGAACGACGCACAGGCCGCCGCTGCCGGTGCTTTCGGCGGTTCGGGCTGGGGGCTGTTGCGCGGCGAGACGCAGCGCGGGTTCGCAGATGCAGAGGCGCAATCTCTGGCGCAAGGCTACAATACCGCCCAAGCTGCTGCGATTGGCGAGAACCAGGCCGCTCAGGGATATGACTTGAGTGCGCTGCAAACCTACCTTTCCGGTCTGGGGCTGCTGGGTAACTGGGGTACTACGACGGGCAACAGCACGGGAACCAGCAGCGGAAAGTCGAGCGGTATGCAATTTGGCGTGGCGGCGAAACTCTGATGGCGAACGCTCTTATCGCTCCATCTGCGATCATCGGACTTATGGGGGCCGGTCGTCGCCGTCCTTCTCTGCTGCCATTCTTTGGCGCGCCCGACCAGGCCGACGCTGCGGACGAGGCTATGTTCGCGGCCAATCCGAACGGGACTGCGCGAAATCAGGCGCTCGCGATGGCTCTGGCTCAACAGCAATCCCCCGCGTCGGGTCCGCAGGCTCCCGCACAGCGCGAACGCGTAAGTGCGCTGAACGTCCTGTTTCGCGGCTTGGCTCCGAATCTCTCTGGCGCTTTGGATACAGAGCGCACGCGCCTTCAGACAGAAGCTGATCGTCCGGCTGCGCTTGCCATTGCTCAAGAGAATGAACGTATCGCTCGCGCCCTTGGTCCGCAAGCCTTGCTGGCGCTGCGAACAAACGGCGAGGCGCTAGGCGAAGGTCTGGCGGCGCAGTACAAGCCGACGACGACCGCAGCGGGTGGTGTTTCGACCATCTTCGGCACGGGTCAGCAAATCGAAGCCCCTCGCGTTCTGGAGTTTGGGAACGACCTTGTTCAAACCGGCCCCATCAGCGGCACACGCACGCTTGCAACTCGTGGCCCGTCTTATGCTGAAGAAGCACAGATCGCTCGTATCGAAGCTGATCAACGTCAGGCCGACGCGCGTCTGAATCTGGATGAACGCCGCCTTGAGCAGGATCAAGGCCAGTTCGACGCACGCCTTGGTTATGACCAAAGCCGTCAGGAAGCCCGCCCTCTTACCCGGTTTCAGGAGAAGCAGGTTGAGGAGTATTACGGCGATATTGACGCGATTGGATCGACTAATAGCGAGATTGATCGGATCGACAACCTGATTGAGTCGGGAGAACTGAACCTGGGCCCGGTTACAAACGCCACGTCACAGGCGCTCAATGCACTGGGTATCTCGACGCCCAACAGCGCGAACTTCGCAGAGTTTCAATCGACCGTTCAAAAGCTGGTCAACGACAGCCTGAGACTGAACAAGGGCGTTCAGACTGAAGGAGACGCGCAACGGGCCGCGACAGAAATCCTGCGCAATCCGCGAGATGAGCGTGTGGTTCGTGCGCAACTTCGCCGTCTGCGCGAACTTAACGAACGTGCTCTGCGGTTCCGCCAAGGACGACTTTCCGAACTGGAAGGCGGATCACGCGGGGGCGCGGCTTCGTCTGGTCCTCAAGTCGGCACCGTCGAGGACGGCTACCGCTTCAAAGGTGGTGATCCGGCGTCTCCGTCCTCGTGGGAGCCTGTTCAGTAGATGGGTCCGTGGGAGAAGTACGGCGGTCAGGCAACGGCTTCCATGCCGTCCCGTGCACCTTCGCGTCAGCAGCGCGCGCCAGTTTCTGCGTTCCCCGGCGATCCGGTTGAGACCATCAACGGCCTTGTTCCTGGCGTTCGCATCACGAGCGGCTATCGTGATCCGGAGCGTAACCGACGCGCTGGCGGGGCTGCAAACAGCAACCACACTCGCGGGCAGGCTTTTGACCTTGCGCCCCCTTCGGGCCAGACGATGGCGCAGCTTGAGGCGTCGTTGCGGTCGTCTGGCTTGCCGTTTCGCGAACTGATCAACGAGGGCGATCACGTACATGTCGCGTGGGAGGGCTCTCCGCTTTCTCCTGATCAGACGGCGGACTATTTCGCTGGTGGCGGCGCTGCGCCTCAACCAGCTACGGGTGGCCCATGGGCGAAGTACGGCGGCGGAACCCCGGAAGTTACGCCCGTCTATGCCGACACTGGAGCGCGCGCGACGCCTGAGTCTGGCGCTATCGAAGTCACATCCTACGACCCCGAACTGGAAGCCCGTCAGCGCGACCCTGAGTATCAGGCGGCAATTGCAGACGCGACCGCCCGTTCGGAGAACGTCCCTGATCGTCTTCGCGCCTTGACACAGGGCGGCGCGCTGGGCTTCCTTGACGAGATCGTAGGAGCGTCCGCCTATGCCCGTCAGGGGCTTGAGAACGCCGGTAATCGTGTCGCGGGTCGTGAGAACACGATGTCGGCTTCTATGGCTGCGCAGGCGGCCCGAGACAGCGAACGCGCGGCGGCTGATCAGTTTGCTCAGGAAAACCCGATTGAGAACTTTGGCCTGAGTCTGGCGGGTGGGTTGTTGACGCCGGGGCTGGCTGCTGGCGGGAACTACATCGCCGGAGCGCAGGGGGCTGGTCGTCTGGCTCGCGCGGCGGGCGTTGGCGCAGGCTACGGCGCAGTCTCTGGCGCAGGTTACGACACCGGGAACATTGCGGATCGCGGTGATGGCGCTGCGATGGGCGCACTCGTTGGGGCGGGTACAGGCGTTATCGGGCAGGCTGGTGCGGATCGTCTGGCGCGGTTGGGTGTGAACGCCGCTGCCCGCCCCGCTAGCGCGGCCCGCCGCCTGTCGCGTGAGGGTGTTGACCTGACGCCGGGGCAGATGCTGGCTTCAACGCCGGGAGTCGGCGGCATGATTCGCTCGCTGGAGGAAGGCGCATCCTCTATCCCGTTCGTTGGGTCGCCTATCGCTGGCGCGCGTCAACAGTCTGTGGAGACCTTCAATCGTGCCGCCATTAACCGTGCGCTCGCACCTATCGGCTCGCAACTGCCGAAGGGGACAAACGCCGGGTATGAGGCTGTCGAGAACGCGCAGCGTCAACTTGGACAGGCTTACGAAGACGTTCTGCCGCGTGTGACCGCTCGTATCGATGATGACTTTGACATTGATCTCAGCGCGCTGAACGACCGCGCACAGGCGGAACTTACGGAGCCGCTTGCCCGTCAGTTCGACAACATCATTCAGCAGAGGGTGTTCCGAAACATTCCTGATGACGAAGTGATCCAGGGCGCAAACTTCAAGACCATTGAAAGCGAACTTGGCGCGCTGTCTCGTGAGTACCGAACAGCGCTTGATCCGCAAAACCGCGCCCTGTCCCGCCTTCTGGACGATACGCAGGACGTTGTTCGCGATCTGGTCGCGCGCCAGAACCCAGCGGAAGCCGGTCGAATCCGAAACATCAATCGCGGGTACGCCAACCTCGTTCGTGTTGAACAGGCCGCAGGTTCCACGGCCTCACAGGCGACAGAAGGCGTGTTCAGCCCGACGCAGTTGGGGGTTGCCAGCGCACGTGGTGCAGGGCGTTCCGCTAACGCACGCGAAGGCGCGCTGATGCAAGACCTTGCTGTTGCGGGTCGCAACATCATCCCCTCGCGCGTCGGAGACAGCGGTACGGCAACACGCGGGGCTATTACGGGGCTGGTCGCAGGGGGCGCGGCTGGCGTGCCTCTGGCGGGAACTCTGGCGATTCCGGTTATCGCGACTTCGGTTCTGTACTCCCGCCCCGCACAAGCCGCCCTGAATGCCGTGTATCGAGCAACTGACTCGCGTGGAGCCAATTCCAGCCTTCAGCAGCTAGCGCGGCTTGCACAGCGGAATCCCGCTCTTGTTCCGTACTACGAAGCTGCTGTTCAGCACGCTCTAGGTCTCGGGCGAACAGGTATACCAGCAGCCCAGCCAGCGCCACCATCAACGCAGGCCCCCAGCCCGGCCCTGCAAAGGGTGATGCAATGAGGAACAGGAACACAATGATCTTCATGGGCGGGAGCGTAACATGAGTTGCTGCGGAACGAAAATCCAGGAACCGCGCAACGCCGATCTGCGCCGCACCTACACCCCCAACTCTGGCTTTAGCTTTTCGACCTTCACGGCGCGGATGCAAATCCGCCTGTCTGAGGGTGCGTCCGGTGCTGCCCTGCTGAACGTCGAGATGATCGCCACGGCCAACGGTTCGCGGTTCGACATTGTCGGTTCGTCACTGGTCCTTTTCATTGCGAAAGAAGACCTTGAGGCGCTGCCTGTCGCCAGTCCTGTATCTGACCCGGCGGTTTTCGCCTACGACATGATCATCACCGACGCGACGGGGTTTTCAACCAACCTCGTGAGCGGCCCGTTCATTCTTTTGGAAGGCGTCACGCGATGAGTGAGACCGTAACCGTTAACGTCGGGGGCACTTCCGTTAACGTGCTGATTGAAGGTGGAGCGCTCGCTGTGGGGGCGTCAGTCGCTTACGCCGAACTGAACACGGCTGTCGGTGTGGCAGTTGAGAGCGCTGCTGATGCGCAGGAAGCCGCTGCTATCGCCACAGCAGCCGCAGCGTCCATTCCTGCGCAACTCGCAGGCCGCGCCCTCATCGACGGCTCCAACATCATCTCGCCCGCGACGTTTCTTGCCAATATCGGAGGAGCAAATACCAGCGGCTCAAACCTTGGCGCGTCATCACAAACTTTCGTTCAGGCGCTGGGAAACTACCCCACGCGAGCCTTGGCTGTCGCCTCGTCCATCGTTGCGGTTCTGTCCTCAATCTCACTTTACGGATACGCGACGGCTGGGGATTGGGGCGGCCCGGTGTCCTACGTCCGGACTGGAGCAAATCCAGGCAACAACGCGGGGTTTCAGACAGCGGACGGCCAGTGGTGGAAGCCTTCTGTTGCGCACCTGACGCCTGAAATCTTCGGCGCAAAAGGAGACAACAGCACGGACGACAGTGCTGCGTGGCAGAACTGCGTGAACTACGCTGCGGTGGTCGGTCTGGATGTTCGTCCGCCTTCCCGATCTTACCCTATCGGGACCGTCGTTGGCGTGCCTGATAGCGTCAGGATCGATTGTGCAGGGCGTAGCGACAAGGGGACCGTTTTCCGATCCACGACGGCGAGCGGAACTGTTTTCCGGTTCGATGGTGACTTTATCAGCTTGCGCGGGTTTCAGTGCCGCTCCACGGCGTCGAAAACAGGCGGTGCCTACATCGACATCAATGGCCGGTCCAACTGCGTTGTTGATGATTTCTATCTCTACAACGGCTTTATCGGGATTGACCTGAAAGGCACGAACGCCAGCTTTAACCGATTTTCAAACGGATACGCCTCCACGTTCCGGGCAGGAACCGGGGTCGTCATCAAGATCGACACAAACGGCGTTGAAACCAGTATCTTTAATATCGCCACACAGCACGATCCTGCGAACAAGCCGCTGGCGAATATCCAGGCTATCCAGTGCGGTGACGTCTCTGTCATTAACTGCAACCTGCTTCAGGCCGTCAATTCGGTTTATCTTGCTCCGACTGCTGGTAAGGCCGTTTCGTCTTTCAAGGTTCTTGGCGGCTACCTGGACAGTTCGTCTTGCGCCCTCCGCGCCGAAGGACTGGGCGGCGACATCGTCAGGTGTTCTATGACTCAGGTCTGGAACGGCGGCGGCTCTCTGATTTCTGGCGGCGGTAACGGAGTGATTCTCCGTAATACGGGTGGCGGAACCTGCTCAGGTTTCGACATGATCCGATGCGAAGTCCCGCTTGTCACGAACGGTGTCGATTGGGATTCGGGCTGGACTGACGTAAACATTGCAAACTCCACACTTAGCCAGTGTGGCGGTACGGCTGTTGTCGTCGGGAACAATGCGACTCGCTGGTCCCTGTCCGACAGCACGATTGCACCATCTAACGGACTCACGCTCAACAACGTCGGGCTGTCTATTGGCACCGGATGTAACGCCTATAAAGTCGTTGGTAACCGTATTTTCGGAAACACCACCAATTACGTAAACGGATCGACCGGCGCGACGGATCGGGAGATCAGCGGAAATATCGGACTTCCTAATCAACTTCGCATTGGATCGGGCGTATCCGGAGAAAACTATACGGTTGCCCGTAAGGCTGCTGATGGTTTTCTGGAGATCACGCCAGAGCAGGCCGGAAGCAACGGCGTACGCGTTTTTGTTCGCAGTGGTGGCGGCAGTACATCGGAAGCCTTTGAGATCGACAACGCAGGTCGCGCTACCCTGCCGTTCCTTGTGGGCCTGTCGTATGCTAGTGATGCCGCTGCTGCTGCTGCGGGTGTCAGGGTTGGCGGTTTGTATCATACGTCGGGAACCGTGAAAGTGAGGACTGTGTGATGAACGTGATTCTCAAATGGGCCAGACGCGAGGTCATGGCGGGACGCTGTCAAAGAATTTCAGTTCCTTCGGTCGGTCGTGTATGGCGGGCGGAGGACGGCAGACTTATTACAGAGGAATTCAAGAAATGAAGAAGCCAAAGCCGGTTACGATGCGTACGGGACCTGTGAATCCTAAGGACCCCCCACCTCCCCCGCCTACCGGCGGTCGGGCTGCGCCCAAGAAGAAATGATCTACGCGGTTTACATAGCCGCTGCGGTTCTCGCGCTCGTCGGTCTTCTGGATCGGCGGGCGTGGCCTTTTGTGTTCACAGTGGGCGTCGTCGCGATGCTGACTGTGTGTGCTGACGCCATGCCAGATCGATTGCAAGGCCTGGCCTTTCGCGTGCCCATCGACATGGTTGGCGCGGCGATGGGCGTGTTCTTCCTTGTAGTGTTTCATCGTCGCGAGCGTTGGGCCACAGGCGCTATGTCGGTTTTCTCACTTATGCTGTTGAATCACGGGGCTTATTGGCTAGCGCGCTGGAATGCGGTAGATGTCTGGACAATATACGCGCACGGGTTGAACGCGCTTTTGATCTTGCAATTGGGGCTGATTGCCATGCCGGGGAGTAGGAAGTTTGTCGGACTATGCCGCTCTTGGGCTAGCTCTGTTCGCCGTTGGTGGGGCCGGAGCGCTGGCGTGGGCGCTTGGCAAGCTGGGCGTACCGATTGGTCAAACAGTCAACCCGTCAGAGTCAGCAATAGACCTGCTGATGTCAGGGCCGATTGCAGCGTACCGCTTTCCACCGAAAAGGCCTGAAGACGTGTCTGAGGAAAGTAACGTGGTTCCGAACGACATGGACATTCGAATCAAGCTTGCCGAACAAGGCAAGGAGATTCAGGGCCTGTCGAACACGGTCGAGCGTGAGTTTTCGCGCATGGCTGAAGCCTTGAAATCCCACGCGGACGTTGTCAGTCAGGCCTTTACCGCCATGAAATCGGACTTTGTCTCCAAGGGCGACGCCGCCCTGATCCGCGAAGACGTAGCGAACCTCAAAAAGATCGTTTACGGCGCGTGCGGCGTTACGCTCCTGTCCGTCGTGGGGGCGCTTCTGGCGCTGGTGGTGAAGTCGTGAAGTTTCCCCGTTTCGGCATTGGCGAGACCCTCCTAGGGCTGTCGGTCGTCGGTCTTGTGACCATCGCCTCTATTCTCGCAGGCCGCGCACTAGAAACCGCCCCTCTCCGCTATTCCGCCTTCGAAGTGGTGGACACCCCTCCAGGCGTGATCGCGACCGCTATCCGTCGCGATACCGAAGGCTGCACCAATGGACCCCAAGCGGACCTGATGGACGCCAAGGGGTCGATTACGCGCCTCCCCGTCCCCGCTCGCACCGTTCAGGGCAGCACGTCGATCTACCCGCTGATTATTCCTGAGGGCGTCGCGCGAGGGCGTTATGCCGTACAGGTGCGCGAAAACTTCCTGTGCGCGGGTCGCGAGCCGCAGATTATCGAATCGCCATGGTTGCCGCTGGAGATTAAGTGATGTCAGATATTCGGACCGCACGTGAGATTGGCGAGAAGGCCTCATGGCGCGATCCGGAGGTTTTGATCTCCATCGCTGTCGTGATCATCTTTGCTGGCGGCTATGTCCTGACATACTTCGTCACGCCGCCCACCGGATCGGAACAAGCCATCGGACAGATGCAGGGCGCGGCCATTGCTGGCCTGTCGTCCGTCATCGCCTACTGGATCGGGTCTTCTCGCGGGTCGCGTCGTAATGCGGATCGTGCTGATCGCGCACTTGACGTGGCGCAGAGTGCTGCGGAGGAAAAGAAATGACTGAAGAAGAAATCCGGCGCATTGTTCGTGAAGAAGTCCGCAAGGCTCTTTCGCTTCCCGGTATTATCGCCGCCCCCGCACTCCCTAACTATCCCAACCGGCCCCTTTCTATGCCTCGTCCTCCTGACTGGACGCCGCCGTCCTCGACGCGCTCAGGATTCATCTCGTGAGCAAGTCCGACGTAGAGGCCGCGCAGGCGCTGTTGGGGACCACGATTGACGGCGTATTTGGGCCGAATGATCTGGCGGCGCTGAAGCGGATTCTGAACGTCGATATTAAGGCCGCGCACACGCTGATCAAGCCGTCCGATTTCTTCGCCGCCCTGCGCCTGAAGTTCGGCCCCATGTCGCAATCGCAGGTCAATGGCTTCAACGAGGTTCTGAAGGCCATGTCGGCTTGGCCTGTGTCATGGGCTGCGTATGGACTGGCAACAGCATTTCACGAGACAGCGGCGACGATGCAGCCCGTCAAGGAATATGGCGGTGAGGCCTACTTCAAACGCATGTACGACATCAACGGAGAGCGTCCCGGTGTCGCCCGCAGTCTGGGGAATCTGTCGCCTGGAGACGGTGTGAAGTATGCCGGTCGCGGCTATGTCCAACTAACGGGCAAGACGAACTACGAGAAGTACGGTCTGGCGGGTCGTCCGGATGACGCCATGTTGCCGCACGAAGCCGCGCGCGTGATGGTCAACGGCATGGAGCGCGGGCGGTTCACGGGGAAGAAGTTGGCTGATTATCTACCAGGGGATTACGTTGGAGCACGGCGGATTATCAATGGGCAGGACAAAGCCGAACTGATCGCCGGGTATGCACAGACGTTTGAGAAGGCGTTGGTTGCGGGCGGGTGGTAGCAAAACGCCCCCGGCGTGAACCGAGGGCGTTTCGATTCCTTCAAAAGAAGGTTGGCCATACGTTGGCGGCTCCTCAACGGCGAGGCCGGGCGCTACTCCGGCAATCCGGCTCCAACGTCCGGGGTGGAGTCTGGCTGGTTGCGCCAGAACGCTCGTCAGTCCGCGTGTCTGCTTTCCACGCCGCTCGCAATCGACACCCTACCCAATCCGTGCCACACTCGCAACCATGAAAACCCCAACCACCTACACCGCCGCAATTCTCAAGTTCGACGCCATCGTTGAGCCCGTCATCATCGCGGCGAACAAGCTGCGACAGGCGCGGGATGCACGACCGATCTGGATGTGGACGCTTGTACCGGCTGCGATCCGCGCGCCGATGGATGCGCTGTTCCAGGCTATCGAGGCTTACGACCGGGAGATCGGGCGGATTAAGGAGGGGCGTTAATCGCCGATTTAATGTCGTGAATCCAGTAATCGAACGCATCGATAGCAAATTGCGCCTGTTTAATTTCATCTCCCATGTCCTCGTGACGCGACCACTTCTCGATTTTAGATCGATAAATATCCTGACGATCTGAAATCTTTTTCAGAATCAGTTCCAGTTCAGCCGCACTCATGGTCTCTCCCCCTTGTGTTGGTGGAGGGCTTGGCGGGCCCACGGTGGCCGTATCGGCGGACGCGTGACGAACCCAAGTCCTCTTCGAAACCGAACCTTCTGTTGGCGGGTCATGTCGCCCATCAGTTCGTTGCACTGTTTATGGGCAAGAAAGATGTTATCGCTTTCCCATGTACCGCCGTGACTTTTGGGGGTCAGATGCTCCAGCGTTCGGGAAAGCGATCCGAACCGCTCAAACTTCCCGGCGCAAAGCCAGCATTGGTTTCCATCCCTTGCGGCGGCAGCCTCCGTTAGCCGTTGTCGCTCTTCGTGGCTCGGACGCGCCTCTACCATTTTGCGGAGGTCAGTCATTTGACAGCCTCAGGGCAAGGTCGCGTTTTTCACGAACGGCGCGCGGCGTATCGGCCCAGTTGACGGAACGTCCGCAGCGACGGCACTCGAAAGCTGGCTGGTGGATTTGTTTCGCAAGAATCATCGTTGATCCTGACGGCGCGTGACCGAACAAGAAACACGTCACGGCTCGCCTCCTACAGAAGGGGCTTCGGGGAGGGGCTGCCAGTCTTCATATTCAGCGGCCAACTTGCACCCTGAACGGGCAGCCGTCAGGAGGGCGAGGATGGCGTCGGCGTCTTCGAGATAGAAGTGCCAGACTGGCGCTTCAGACTTGGCCTCGTTCATCCAGATCGAGTGGCCAATATCAATATGGCCGCGCTGCTTCGCCAACACCCTCGCAACCGCCTCCCTCAAAACTCCCTGTGGAAGGGGGTCGGGGGCGGCTGCTAGCATGGCGCGGTAACAGATCGCGAAATCCTCGCGCTCCAAATCACCCGGTGCGGAAAAATAGGCTTCCGCGCCCGCCTCAATCATCGCCTCGGTCGGTTCAGTCGGGACTGTGGTCGTGGGGGTGGTCATGGGTTCACCGTTGCGTAGATCGACCACTGATCCGGCCCGCCGGTCAGGTAGTCATGAAGGTGGTATCGCCGGGTCATCACGGGCCGGAGCCAGACGAAGCGCCCGTCGAAGGTGCGGACCGGGAGCCACGCGAAGGTCTTGCGCCAGTCGCTGATCGGAAAGCCGAACTGCATCCGTGCGTATTGGTCAGCCCAGAAACCGCTCATGACGGCTCCTTGGCGGCAGCGAGGCGGGCTTTGCGGGCTGCAATCAGAATGACCCGTTTCAGATGGGGCCAGCGAACGGCTTCGCGCTCGGCTTCTGTCTCGATGGCCTCCAACGCCTCCCCCATCCCCGCGACCTGAGCCTCAAGGGCGAGGATGCGGGAGACAAGTTCGGCGGCGATCACGTAGATGTTCGACGGAGCCACACCGCCGCCGTCCGCTCCCGTTCGGCGACCGAGGCTGATCTGTCGTCCCGCCCGTTCGACCAGGCTCTCCACCTTCTCGGGCGGGTTGGGCTGGGTCACAGGTCCCTCCCCTTCGATCCGTCTTGAAAGGGATCGCGACCCGCAACGATGTCGGCAGCGACCTTCTTAGCGGCGAGCCTGATGCCTTCTTCGATCACATCCATGGGGACGCCTTTAGCGAGCAGTTCAGCGACGACTTTTTCAGTTGCGGTCACTTCGATTCCTCCGATGCGGTGCTGAGGGCCTTCAGGATGGCGGCGGACAGAGCGAGGGCTGGCGACCCAGATCGACCGTTGCCAAGGTCAAGCGGCCCCTCTTCGTGCTTGTCTCCGATCCACGCGTACCAGTCCCTACGGTGCACGTTCTTAGCGACGCCGGGACAGCACCCCGGCAGCACGCGCTGCGCCAAAGCCAGCGCGGCGTCGATGGAGGTGGTGACGGGGGCAATGGCTGGTCGGTGAGGGTCTTCCCCGCAGGCGGTGCAGGTGAACCCGCTGTCGCCCTGAATGCAGTAATATTCGGTCTCCCGGTGCGCGCAGTCACCGCAAGCCTCAACCACGTCCATGGAGAGCGCCTTAGACCCCTCCCCCGCGCTTTCCAGCCGAGCGATCAGCGATGTGTGGTCAGTCATAATCCAAGCTCCGCGTCCGACAGGTATTCGGGGGATTTTCCGACCGCGATCTTCGGCTCCTCGAAACTGTATCCGAGCTTTATCAGCGCCTCACGGGCCTCTCTCAGCTGTTCTTCGGCCTCGACGTGCGCGAAGTCCAAGGTAGTGAGCCTTTCCACTCGACGGCTCTCGCGCTCCACCTCAAGCAGCTTTTCATATCGGGCGTCATACTCGGCTTGCACCGCGGCTCTCAGCACGCGCTCAAGGGCCTCTCTCACCGTGTCACCCATCACACGCCCTCCCCAGCGGTTGGGGCCAGGGCGGCGAGGCCTTCGTCAGTGATACGATAGGCATGGTAGTCGCCTTTACGGTCGATCCAGCCGCGCTCAACACCTGCTTTCAATGTGGCCGGTTGAAAATCGCCGTAAGCCCGCTCCCAGCAGTAGATGGGTTCTCGCGGCCACCAATACCCCGTTGCCCATTCTTCCTGCTTGGACGCCGACGCTAGAAAGCCAGCTGCGCTGATCATACTTTCGCGGTAGGCCTTCAAGAACTCTAGCGCCGCGAACAGGCGCTGTTGGGAGCGGCTCATTTCGTGACCCCAAGACGGCGCATTTCCGCGTCCAGCAAATCAGCCGGGACCGTGTCACGCAGAATATCCGCGTCTGAAACTTCCGGCTCCAGCGCCGCCCCGGCCTTGGGGAAGATCGCGCGGACTTCCTCCACGGTCGCGGGCGTGAAGTCGTATTGCGACGTGCTGGCGGTCCAGTGTTCATTGCCGATGCGCGGAAACTGACCGGGCGCGTAGGGTGAAGGCAGTTCAGCGTTCCAGACGAAGACCTCTTCCCCCTTGGTCGTGGTGTCCTTCCAGCCATCGCCGTCGATCCTGCCGACGCCCTTCAGGACGACCGCCCCGGCCAGACCGGAGGGGTGGGCGGACGTAGACAGTTCGCCGTGGAACGGAAGCCATCCGATAACCTCGGCATCGACGGCCTCCAGCAGGAAGTCTTGCGACCAATCCCACCCGACGACCTGCCAGCGATCCTCGCCAGTGTTGTCGAGGTTGTTGAACCCGATAGTCCAGCTGAGTTCGGCGTCGTCGAGCGGCGTCCATGACTTATCGCTGGCCGGATCGTAACGAACCCGGAGGCGCAGGAACGTCCCATCGCGGGGCGCGAGATCAATCGGCAACGCGGCCAGCTCGTTCTGTGTAATCGGAGCCACCGCCCCGGCCTGTGCGGGTGGGGAGGAGGACAGGGCGGCGAACAGCCGACGAAGGACCCGCAGGGGCAGATCATCATCGCCTTGGACGCGGTATCCGTCATCTTCGGCGCGCAGACTATCCAGCAGCACTCGAAGCTCATTCATTTCGGCCAGCACCGCCCCGCTCTCCCCGCCCGGTTCCGAAGCGGCGGGGGATAGGCTGGCGAGACGGAAGGCGATGATGTCGGGCCAGTGGGCATTGTCCGGATTGCAGTCCGTAATGATGTCGTCGGGGTACCAGCAGGACCGCACATCGACTTGGCAGCCCGTCAACGGAGGTTCTTTCCAGCCGCCTTCCGGAGCAGCGATCCAGCCGTCAGGGTCGGGACGACCAATGAAGGTGAAGGCGTCTATGCTGTCCCGCGCCAGATCGCCATTGGCCGGCCTCTTGGCCACGATGCGACCGGGCGAGATGGTCAGACGTTCGAACACCCATGTCGAGTTGTCCCACTCGCCGTGCAAAACGTCCCCCGCCTTCAGCAGCGTCACGTCCTCGGCAGTAAGCGGGGTGTTGGGGGTCGGGGTGGTCATGATTGCTCCGTGATGGCGATCCAAACCCAGGCCGCTTTGCACAGCAGGTGGAGGGCTTGATCCTGATTGAATGAGAGGCGCGACCGGCATTTCAGATCGTCGATCACGAAGTGCGCGGCGAACTCCAGCAGGCCCAGCCACCACACACCGGTGATGAGGCCGACTGCGCCGCCATGGATCGCAGCGTGCGCGCCTAGAAGCTGCCACCACGGCATTCCGGGGATCGGAGCCGTGCGGTTCTTTCCCTTGGCGAGGAAGTCGCCCTGCAAGGGGTAATCGCAAAGGGCGTGACCGGCAACGAGACCAGCAAACATAGCGAGAGCGCTCATTGGCCGGTCGCCTTCGAGATGGCGGCAAGGATCAGGTCCCGTCGCTCGGTGAAGACCTTCACGAACTGATCTGCGTCCGGGTCCTCGCCGTGCTCAATGCAGTCCTGCCGGGCGCTTTCGACATCCGCCTCTGCGATGAGCAGGCCCTCTCGCGCCGCCTCCAGCAGATCAGGAGCCGACGCGATCAGGTTTCCGACCTCGTTCTGGATGCGCATGGCATCCGCCTCCGCCAGACCAAGCGCGCCGCCGCCGCCTCCGGTGAGGTACCCCCAGCCGCGAACCATGGCGGGTGTCGCCTGACCGCCCTTGAGGCTGTCGGACCAGATGTACCCGCGATCGTGCTTCCACTCGCCCGGGTAGGCCGTCCGCCATGTCAGCGCCCCCTGCCCGCCCGGGGTGGGTTGCGTGGATGGGGTGGCGTGTGTATCCTGCGGTTTCGTCATCTTCTCTCTCCAGAGTTCCAAGGATGATGGTGGCCGGTCTCTTGTGATGAGGGACCGGCCTTTTTTGTTTAGGTGGTAGCCGCTTCCAGTGCTTTTGTCGCCGCCTCTATTTGGGCTCGGACAAGGTCAAGCGTGTAATCAACGGCTGATTGAGGATCGCTGTGCACTACCTCATGAGGCCATATCTGGTAAGGCGCTCGTATCTCGGCAGTATACCCGCTTATGATATAAGTTCCCTTGAGCTTTGATCCCTGTGTTTGAGCGTGAACTCTTAAGGAAGCTTTTCGAGCCTCGAAATGCCACCCACAGTTTTCCCATACGTGAGGCTGCCACCCATCTCCCAGCCGATTGCAAAGAAATTTTGCTTCTGCTTGGGCTCGGTCATGAGCCGTTTTCGTGCACCCAAAGCCGCACCAGGCGCTACAATAGATGTCGTCTACGCCAGCCTTTGGCCCTTGTGAGCAAAAATCGGTCTTTTCGGCACTAACCATCGTCTCTCTCCATATCCGGTAACCACACACTACGCCCTATTCGTCCGCCGTCAACGCCTTTTTCTCGCGATGACGCTTCCACCTGATTTCGTTGCCCTTTGGCTGGATTTCAGCGCGGACCTCGGGCGAGACAGCCGCATATCCTTTCCTCCCCTTTACCGCCCCGCCCTTCGCAGCGATCTCCTTGCGGCGCTCGGGGGTCATGAGTTGGAAGCCACGGGGGGCGCGGGGAGGGGTCATGCTGGCTCCCATCTTTTTGTGGTGTAGCCACACGCCTTGGCTGCGACATGAAAATCTTTGAACTTGAGCGCCTCTTCGATTGAGCAATAAGGCCCGGTCGGAAAATGAATTCCCATAACGCTCGGCCAGAGTCGGAAAAGCTTCCCGTCACTAAAGATGCGGATACGTGGTTTTCTCATTTGTCGTTCTCTCCCGGTACGTCCGCAAACCAGCGGACGCCATCCTTGGCCGTTAGATATGGTCTTCCGTCGTCGTCCCACTTCAAGCGCTCAGCGGCGTCGCATATCGAGTTCCAAGCCTCAAGCGTTGGCATTCCAAGAGCGCAGAGTGTCTGAAAAACCTTACCGTTAGTGGTGGATTTGCGAACCTGCTCGCTGTTGATCTGCTCACTCATCCCACACTCCCCGCCAACCGCGCCTCCCGCTCCAGCCGCCGGATCATGGGCTTAAGGGCGCGCTGTGCGTCGATGGAGCGATCAACCGCAAGCCTGGCCGATGTCAGGGCCGCCAGTGTCGATGTGCCCGTAAGCGCCGTTGCAGCGCGTTTCGCGTCGTTGTGCGCGCGGGTTGCGAGATCGTGGATGTTTGAGGGGATGGGGAGGCGGTTCATCCCCACACGCTCCCACAGATCACGCCCAAGGTGAACGCCGCCAGAAGCATCGCGCAGCCGATTACGAACAGCAGGGCGTACCCGCGCTTCATGTCCGATCCGTCGTAGTTCATTGTCCTGTTCCTTGTTTCAGTTCAACCGCACGCGCGGCCTTTGAAGTGAGGGTGTCCAGACGCGAGGTCAGGAGCCTCATGCGGTGAATGTCTTCCGACGAACTCGGGCCGAACCGTTCCAGATTGCCAATCGCCAGATTGAGCAGGCTCATCGAATTCTCGAACGACGCCGGGGCGCGGACGTTGAGGGTTTCGGGGTATTGGACGCAGTCGGTCATTGCATGGCCACCTTAAGAAGGTCGAGAGCGCGACGAGCGTCCTCTTGACGTACAGCCTCTCGTAGGCTGTCGGCATCCCACGAACCCAAAGAAATCCTTAGTTCCTCACCTCCGTCAGGCCCGTTTGCGCCTTTTGCTGGCTTGTCCTGTCGGCGCTTCAGTTCCTCGGCAAGGACACTCGTTTCAATGTCGGACAAAATGTCGTCCACATCGATTTCGACTTCTGCATCTACGGTAGCGTAGATTGTTCCATTACGAACGCGCGCCATCACACTCCCTCCATCTGCACATCAACCATCCGCCCGACCAGATACGGCTCGGCGTCGATAATCATACAGGCGATCTCCGTCGCCTGATCGTGTTGCTGTTCCGGCGCGGTGTGTTTGCGCACCAGAGCGACCACATCGGCTACGGTCTTCTCTGCGCGGACGACAAAGTCAGTCGCCTCGTCGCGGCTGGCCTGTGTGTTGCCGTGGCGGTCTGCGTTTTCGGCGAAGAACTCGTTGACGGCGCTGAACAGGGATTGTTGGGCGGGGGTGTGGGTCATTTGTCTGACTCAAGAGCTTCAACGGACGGTCGTTCAGCAGTCTCAATTAGAAGGCTCAGAACTTGCGCTGGGGTTTGCCAGCCCAAGACGGTGTCGCCGTCGGGCAGTTCGATCAGCTCGCCTGAAGGCGACAGAATGGCAACTTCGGCTGTCGTAGACGGGTTGCTTTTGACTTCGCGACCGATCCCGTCGTCGTAGTTGTCGCAGTAGTTTCCGCCGCCAAACTGGACGCTTACGGTCCAGCCGTTTTCAAACGACACGTGAAAGCCCTTGCCGCGAGTGATAGCAAAGCCGCCGCGCCTTTCGTCTGTGTTCGGGGTTCTCATCTTCAATCTCCAGTTCCAGTAACCGGAACCATGGACGGGGATTGCGGGGGTGTCAATGACCGATTTGGTCTAGACGCAATGTTTTTTCAGGGTAAGGTGAGGCCTCAACTGGAGAGCAGCATGAAGACCGAAATCACACGCGACGAGGTTACGACCCTCGTTAAAAACGCCGTCGCAAAATACGGTGGCGCTATCAAACTGGCGGCGAAACTGGACGTTACGCCAAGCTACATAAGCCACGTCCTCAACGGCAAGAAGCCAGGCCCAAAGGTCTGCAAACTCGTCGGCGTCGAGGAAATCCGGGATACGTGGCGGAGGGTGGTGAAGTGAATAATCCAGCAGCATGGCTCTACACAGAGAACAGGTGGAAAGATGGACCACACCATCGATTGACCCTATTCCGCCAGTCCATTTCTGAAGAAGACAAGGCGGAATACGAGATCACAGAAGACGCGCTCTACACTCATCCTCTCTTCACCCCCGCCGAACGCCAATACCTCCTGCGCCTGCTCGGCGGGTCGCTGGAAGGTGGCGAGGGGATGACGGCGCTGGGGGTGCTGGAGTTGCGGGGGAAGTTGGAGGGGATGGGCGATGAATAACCCTCTTGATGTTCTAAATTCTGAAGAGCTTTCCGATCCGTTTCAGGCGGCGGCTGACCTCAAGGTCAAACTGGATAAGGCGGAAAAGCACATCACACACCTTATGGAGCGGCTTGAGGATCAGCAGAAAGCCATGTCGAAAGGCGTTTCTCATCTGCTTACCGCTTATCAGGTTGAGGGTACTCTCGACGATTTTGGAGATCGTCACATCATTTTTCGACCAACGTGCGGCAGCTTTACTCTTAGAAGAGAAGCGGCGTGGGAAATGAGAAACACAGGCAACGTCGAACGGTTTCTGGAGGATGAATCACGCATTTGGGCGCGGACAGTTCTTCAGAAAGTTTGGAGGGTTGCTAACCCCGGAGTGAAAACAATCCGATGATCACCCACGCCAACCAGAACACCACCCCGTGGACACCGGAGAAGACCGCAACCCTGATCCGACTGCACAAGGAAGGCCGCACCTTCAACCAGATCGCACACGAGATGAAGATGACGCGCAATCAGGTCTGCGGAAAGCTGGACCGTCTGGGTCTTGTCGGCGCTGAGTCCAAACGCATCCGCACCTATCACCGAAAGATCAACATGAACCCGCGCAAGATCGACCGTGGCGATTGGGACATGAAGCTGTTCGAGCCGTGGGCCGTGCGGAAAGAACGGATTCAGAGGGAGCGCGCCAATGTGCGATAATTGCGCCCGCCTTCAGCGACAGGTCCGCGAACTCAAGGAGGAGATTGCGGAGTATGAACGTGGCGGACCACCGACAGACAAGTCAGAATCCTCTCCATACCAGATCAAGTACAAGATGACGCCTTCCGAGGCGCGCACGCTGACTGAGCTTATCAAAAGTAGCCCCAAGCCGGTATCAAAAGACAGGCTGCACTTTGTCGTTTCGGGAGAAACCGAACCGCAAATCGTTCAGGTCTATGTATGCAGGATTCGCAAGAAACTCCCGCCCGCTACGATCATAACGGTTAGCGGAGCAGGCTACTACATCCCGACCGACAAGTTGGAGGCAGTACGTTGAAAGAATGGATCATAGAAGACGACGTGCCCCTTCCGCCTCCGCATCAGTCAAGGCCGCCCAAGGGGCATGCCAGAGCGCTCACCGAGGCGCTTCGTGACCTGAAGGTGGGTCAGTCGCTCTTTACCAAGGAATACAGCGCTGCGACGCTGGGAGGTCGTCACTCGACCCTGACTCGGGTATGGGGCTATCGTTATGCGACTCGGTCGGTTGACGGCGGCGTCAGGGTTTGGAGAACAGAATGACCAACATAATCCCTTTTCCATCACCGATGCCCGCGCAGGAAGGCGAGATGCAATATCTGACGCTTGAACAGTTTTTTCAGGTGCTCACCAAACAGAAAACCATTGCTGATCTGAAGTGGGAAAAACGCCACGAGGAATGCCTGAACGAACTTCGCCCTTATAGCATCGCCGACCTGCGTCGGTTCTGGGATGAGGTGAGCGACGAGACGAGTTTCTATGAGGGTCCAGAAGGCCTGTTCGACTGCGCCGACATCCACACCGTTTTGAACGAAAAAGGCGATGGATATTATTGTGCGGTGTAGTCCGTTGACCGGCCTGGCGCGCGTCATGACCATTCTGGAATCGTGTCCCGGCACGGTCGCCAAGGAGGTGTTCTATCGCCACGGCATCCCGCAGGCGTCGCTGCTGACGTGGATCAGCCATGCGCGGCTTGAGGGGATTCAGGTCGAGTCCGTTAGGTGTCTGGGGTATCGGCTGGTGCGGGGATGATCCAGTTAAGAGAAGACCAACAACAGGCCGTTGACGACATGCGCGCCGCGCTGAAAGACCATCAATCGATCCTGTTCCGTGGGCCAACCGGCGTCGGTAAGACCGTGATCGCGGCCTATATGGCCCGTGCATCCACAGAGAAACGCCGCCGCGTTATCTTCGGGGTCCACCGCCGCGAACTCGCGGAACAGACCGCGAAGACGTTCGACCAGTTCGGAATCAAGTATGGGTTCATCGCAGCCGGTCGCCCATCTAACCCGTTCGCCATGGTCCAGATCGCCAGCGCGGACACACTCCGTTCACGTCCCGGTCTGCTGAAGGGGTGCAAGCTGTTCGTCCCTGACGAATCGCACCTGTGGGCCAGCAAGACCCGCTCAGCCCTGATCCACGCGGCACGGGCTGAAGGCTCGCTGATCGTCGGCCTCACTGCAACGCCAGAACGTCTGGACGGGAAACCTCTGGACGGCCTGTTTGATCATATGGTGCAGGGGCCGTCCGAGTCCTGGCTGATCGAGAACGGCCACCTGTCGCGGTATCGCGCCTATGCACCTGTGCGACCAGACTTCACGGGCCTGCACACGCAGATGGGCGAATACGTCACCTCCGAGCTTGAAGAGAAGTTCGATAAGCCCGCTATCCATGGCGACGCAATCGACGCTTGGAGAAAATACGCGGCGGGAAAACGAACGATGGTGTTCGCGATCTCCAGGAAGCATGGCCAGCACGTTACCGACGAATACAACGCAGCGGGGATTCCGGCTGTCTATATTGACGGGACAATCTCGAATGACGAGCGCCGGTCGCGAATCCTGAAGTTCGCTAACGGGCAGGCGATCATCCTCGTTTCCATCAACCTCGCCATTGAGGGATTCGATCTTTCCGCACAGGTTGGCCGCGACGTGCCTGTCCAGTGCGTCCAGCTTCTCAACCCGACGAAATCCAAGGCTCGTGCGCGCCAGATGATGGGCCGCGCGCTCCGTAAGAAGCCTGACGAAGCGATCATCCTCGACCATGTCAATATGATTATGAACAAGGACGGGACTGTCAACCACGGATTTCCTGACGACGAGATAGAATGGTCTCTGGAGGGGCGGGCGAAAAATAAACAGGAGTCTGCGGGGGAACTGGCGATCAAACAGTGCGAATCCTGTTTCGCGACGTACAAGGCCGGACTTAGGGCCTGTCCGTACTGTTCCAGTGAGCGCGTCGTGAAGGAGCGCAAGGTTGAGCAGATCGAAGGCGAACTGGCTGAGATTCAGCGGGCCAGAGAGGCTGGCGAGATAAAGAAGGTCGCTCGCATGGAAGTAGGCAGAACCTCAGACATTGAGAAACTGGCCGACATCGCTTTTTCGAGAAAATACAAAACTGGCTGGCTGATCAGCCAAGCAAAGATCAAAAAACTCGATCCCATTACTTGGAACGCGGCCTGCAAACTTATGTTTGACGCGAAGGCCCGCGCTCAAAAGGTTGCAGCGTGATCCTGCTGGTTACGGGCGCTAAAGGGTTCTGCGAAGTCCGCCCTGGCATGGACCACATGCACGAACGTCGCTCGCTGGGCTGGACGTTGGATTTCATCAAACCGGACGCGGTTATATCTGACGGCGAGCCTGGAGCCGGTCGCTGGGCTCGTATATGGGCCGAGAAACGCGGGATAGACGTTACAGCCGGTCGTCCTGACTATTGCTTATCGTTCGACGGAGGGCCTATCCCTGAGGGCGTGTCAGCCTATCAGGTGAAAACGTGACCCCCGCCGCCATTCTCACGAACCAGATTCGTCTAGCCGTGTCCGACATCGGGGCGCGGCTTTTCGTTGTGACGGTCGGGAAGTTCTGGTCGGGTCAGGTAGTCGGAAAAACCCCGTCAGGAAATCTGATCCTCAAGAACGCCCGTATCGTCAATGTCGGTTTCGAGGGTCAGTCAGACCTCTGCGGGTTTACGCGTACGCTGATCACGCAGGATATGGTCGGGACCACGCTGCCAATCTTCAGTGTAGTGGAGGTGAAGGCTGGGAAAGACCGCATCCGACCGGCTCAGCAGAAATATATCGACGCAATCAAAAAAATAGGGGGGCGGGCTGGTGTGGCCCGCTCCCCTGAGGATGCGATTAGGATATTGGGCGGCGATTAGAACGGGATGTCGTCGTTCGGATCGATTGAATACGACTCGCGCTGGCCGCCGTCCTGTTTCGGCTCATCCCGCTTCGAATCCGACCGCGCTTCGTTCTCGGCCTTCGACGACATGAACGTCAGTTCGTTCACCGTCAGGCCCAGGTACGCCTTGCCGTCGTGTGCCCTGGCCGACGGGCGACCTTGCACGCACAGTTTCGAGCCCTTGGCGATATAGGGGGCCAGAGACGCAGCTCGCTTACCCCACAGGGCGCAGTCGTACCACGTCGCTTCGCGCTTCTCTCCGTTCTTGTCCTTGCCATTGTCCACGGCAATCGAAAAATTCAGAACCTCGTCGCTCCCTACTTTCTTCAGGTCCTTCACGTTGCCGACGTTACCGGCGATGGTCAGGGTTTGCATGGTCTAGTTCTCCGTCTCGGTTTTAAAGGATTCGATCTTCTCGGTAACCATGGTGGCGATTTCGCCAGCACGGACTTTATCGGTTGCTCGTGCCTGCTCACGGAACGGGCGCTGTTCGCCCCACCATGCCGCCAGTTCGTCGCCGTCTGCGGCGCTGGAAACGTAAGCCTCTACGTCAGAGGCGAACTTGTCGATGTCGAACGATGACTGGACCGCCTTGATCGGTGCGACGGCGGCTTTCAGCGGCTTCACCTTAAAGGGCTTCGGATTTCCCTTGGACGCCGTCAGGGAGAACACCATGTCCCGTTCGATGTGGGACATATTGCTGATTCGGATTCCACCAACAGCC